ACTTATCTCCAAGGATGCGAACGCGGTCAGAACTTTCCAAAATTGCTTTGAAGCCATGCTGAATAAGTATAGCATCAAGTGATTTACTGTCTAACGTAATAGACTCAGTTTCGGCAATTTCCCTAGCTTGAGCTAATGTAGTATTCTGTGTTGTGGTATAGAAGCACTTGATTAGTACCTTTTAGTTTACCACCTGCGTATATTTTAACGTTAGATGGTACAGTGCCATTTGCTTTACGTCTAGCGGCTTCTTGAGTTAATTCTAAGATTTGCTTAGATAGATTAGAATCATCAAACAATTGCTCTTGCAAAAATTTAAAATTTTGTACATCTAAAGGCTTTTCTAACAATTTAGCTGTGGCACGAACTAAAGCCAGCTGTCTATTAGCTGCACCTGGGCCTTTACTTTTTACATAATTAAAGATGCCTGACGCTGCTTCATACTGAGCCCGTACTACTGGATCGATTGTCAAATAGCTTTGAAACTTAGGTATTGTTATTTCACCTTTACCTTGAGTTAGGAATACATCATTTTTAAACGTCTCGCCTAACTCAATTAGTGCATTCTTAGTTGCACGCGCATCAGGTGTTGTAAATGATATTTTACGAAGCTCATCAGCTAACATAGGAAAGTGGATTGTTTTAGAACCTTGTTCAATACCACTAGTAAATTGCTTAGTTAATACATCAACTACTGCACCTTCGTACATCTTGCGACCTGCGATAGGTAGCTTAGACATAAGTGATTCAAATGAACCGTCTATACTAGTTATGTATTTACCTAAGCTTTCCACAACTTGCTCGGGCTCTAGAGCTCTAAGCTTACCATTTTGATCGTACATAGAACGATACATTGCTGTACGCTCAATCTGCTTCATTTGACTATAATCTGTCCTAGCTTTCGACCAGTCTTTTAGCCATTGCTTTGGATTTTCTAGTACACTTTCTGCACCTTCTTCAATTGCTCTATCGATGTTACCGAGCACTTTACGTATTGAATCTTTATCATCTGCTTTAGCTATTTTATTGTTAAACAAAAAGTCATTAACAGTTTGCCTTAGCTCAAGCAAGTCACCGTATTTATGACTTTCAGACATGCCATTGACACGTTGCATTTGCAGTATAAATTTTTCTTTAGTTACTGGGTCAACTAGCTTTTTATATAAGTCGTCCATAACCGGTTGTATAGCTAAGTCTTCCATATTCCATTTAAAGTTAAGACCTTTAGGCGATTGTGTTGCCAATGCTTTAACACGTGAATACTGATCTTTAACGTCAATAGTGTAGTTCTTTAAATCTTTAGCAAGCATGCGCGGTACTTGTTCATCTGTAAGTCTAGCTGTCTGTTTCAATACGTCTTCAGCTCTAGACGTAACAGTATGAGCAGTAGCACCGCCAGCTCTTGGATTTGTGCTAGCTGCAGCTTTAACTAGACTTTGCATACCTGGCTCAGTTAAGGCAACAGCTTGGATACCTTTTTCTTGCGCGTTACCTGTCAAAGTTGCATGCTTTTCTAACTGCGTAACAATATCCGTAATCTGATCATCATTTAGAAATGTTGTTTCTTTTATTGACTTATACGCAGACCGTGATTCACCATTAGCAACGTAGTTCTTAGCTTTTACAATGGCTTTCCAACCTTTACCAAAACCTTTAACTAAAGGATAACCAATTGTTTCACCAACAGCAGCAGCTTCGAAAGCATTTAGTGCTCTATACGCCATAGCTTCTGCTTCTACATCTTCTTGAAGCTTAATAGCTTGATACAAGTAGTCTGCTTGTGAGCCACCTACTGCACCACCTATGCTGCCTATAACACCACCAATTAATGTTCCAGCTGCTTTAAACCACGGAGTGGGTGGAGCTAAAGCAGCGCCTGCCCTCGCGCCAGCCATCATGCCAGCAACACCTCCAGCAACTTCACCTGACAATTTTTTAACATCTTCCCATACGCCAGGGGTTACCTTTTTTAAACCTTCGTCAGTGTTAAGGTAAAAGTCTTCGCTTGCTACACCTTCAGGTGCCCACTGAAGATCTAAACCGTATTTTTCTTTAACTTTGTCAACTAAATATTTGCGACTAGATTCACGTGCTATGTCATAACGTTGAATAGCTTCTTTGTTACCGAACCAAGCAGGAATAGTAGTTAACGTATCTGACACCATTGTTGGATGGATAACTTTGTAAGAGCTAACAAATTCTTCAGCTGACATTTCGGTAGTAGCATTGATAAGCTTGTTGTAGTTTTGCTGCTTAGGTGTAAGGCCTTTGCCACCTATGTTACGTTGTGCGTCACCTTTGATATCTGTAACACCGGCGTCACGCATAGCTTCAGCTGCGCCTGCTACGCCACTTGAATACTTTTTAGAATCAGTTGGCTCTGAAGATCTAGTAGTTGCTACTGTCTCTCTGCCTTCCATCTTAGCTTTGATCTCTTCTATGCTCATGCCATTTTCTTGAGCTTTAGCAATCAAATCTACACGCTTACGAACTTCAGCAATATCTTCTTCATCATACTCATACTTTTCAGTTAGCTTTTTCTCAACATCTTCTTGAGACGTACCAGCTTGATACGCTTGATAAGCAACAAATGCACCAGCTGCTGGAGATGTGTACAAGTTAGTAGAAAAGTTCTTTGACTTAGGCTTGATTACAGCATACTCGACAGAATCATTTACTGGTATTTCTATTTCTTCTAAAGCTTCATAAACACTATCTGACGCCTTACCAGAAGATATATCGTTCATAGAAGCATTGATTTTATATTCAGACAATAAATCTTCAACTCCTCGTGTGTCTGAATTGTCTACTAGCTGGCCAAGGCGAGTATTAAGTGTCACTTTACTAGTAGACAAAGCTGTTTCAATGCTAAAATCTGAGTTTGTTTCTTTAGCAACTTTTTTTGCTGTATTTAGTACTGAAGTTTCATACCAATTTTGTACACCGGGCGAACGAGCTAAATTTTCCACTTTACCGGAAATAGGTATAGCTAAACGCTCACGGCCTTCGTTAACACCGTCTACAAGTTCACGCTCAATACCTTTACGTAACCAAGTATTAGCAAAAGGTTTAGTAGTTGGATCGCCAGCTTGGTGAACGTCTGATTGTATCTCTGTTAATACTCGAGTACGCTGACCGTTAAGAGTCTCATCGTATATGCGAGTATGCATTACGTAATCTTCTTGATCGGCAAAGTGTGTACGACTTACACCCATTGTCGGTAATTGATTTTCATCAAGTGGTTGCTCGCCTACTTCGTCTTTGCGCTTAAATTCTACTACTTTTTCACGATACGTAGGATTGTTAGCGTTGTCACCAAGAGTAATACTATTGTAATTCGGTGCAGGCTCAGTAGTAAAGAATGAATCTTTACGCTTAGACTCAGCGTCAACCAAGTTTTGCTTAGTGACTTTACCTTCAGGTATAACAATGCCAGACTGATCAAGTTCTTCTTTCTTGACGCCCTTTTTTAATAGCTCAGCAGTGGTTGACTTACCTGACTTTCTAGCATAATCTTCAGGCAAGCCTTTGATTGTCTCCTTCAACACTGACTTGATGATAGGTCCGATAGCCATTGTTATGCCTCGTTAGTGTTCTGTGGTAATTTCATACTTTTGCTCTTAGGCTGTTGCGAAGGCTGCTGACCTTGTGCCATAGCTGACGCTTCTTGTTCAGCTTGTGGATCACCACCTAACTGTTGAGCAGTCTGTTCCAGGATAGCTGAAATTTGAGGGCTATACTTTGTGCCCATAGTTTTCATAGCTAAAGAAGACACTTTGAAGAAGCCAGCTGGATTGACATTAGCAAGCATCTGACCAATCTGTCCAGACATAACAGACTCAAGCATCAGCTGACCTTTTTCATCTTCGTCATTGTAGCTAGAAGATTCAATCTTAATGTCAAAATCACTGAACTCAAAATCGGTACCGTCCTCAGCTATAGGCGCAAGCAAGATATTGCCTTCTCCATCTTCCATCATTTCACCATTAGCTGGATCAATGACTTCCATAAGAATAGGCTTGAACACTGGTTGGCCTTGGGCGTCCATTTTACCTGTAAACATTTCCATAGGTTTGTTAATCTCAACCCAACGAATGCCTGTCATCTCATCTGTTACACGCAAAAACTGAGAAGCGCGATAGTATTGCTTAGCTAGGTTAGCTAGGTCTAAAGCAAGCGACTGATAAAATGATTCAATACGTGCAGTAAAGTAGCGTAGTGACATTATTGTAGCACTTTGCTGAAGTTTTACTTTACGGCCTGAATCACTAGCATAAGCCATGCCTAAGAAGCTGTCATTAATGCCAAGCACGCGTTGAATACGATCAAGTGCTTTGTCAATCAATGTATATTGATCAAGTACTTCTTTAGACATTTGATCAATGCGTACGCCAGCTAAGCTGTTAACTGGTATAACGCTATTAACTCTGTTAATTAGCACTTTAAAGTTTTCAATGTTGTCTACAGCGCCTTCTTCTACAAACACTTTAGTTGTGTTTGCCATAAGCTGGATTTGCAACAAAGCTTGATTGATAGCTTTCTGTGACTCTAGTACATCACGGAATATACCATAGTACTCTACTTTGTTTGAACTATGCAGCTTTTGAACTCTATATGGCCACTTAGTCTTTTTATAGGTGATCTCGTCTTGCCGCAAAATTGTATTATCGTGCCAATAGATAGACCAACGCTTACCTTCATCGTCTTCTAGCACAGTGTGCACAACTAAGTAATTGTTGTGAACCCTGTAATAACCGGAAAAACCACTATAATTGCTATCTGTGTTGAATTTATACTCGAATTCTGCTTCGTTAGCATCGACGTAATTTTGATACGGCGCCATGCCCTTAAGCGCTTCTGCACCAAACGTTTTTTTGACATCATCTTCTGCCATCCATTTAAAACGGTGGAGGTATTTAGCATCAGAATAATCATCTAGTTCGCTCATTGGATCAAGTACTATTTCATAGTCTGGAACATGATGAGTTGTTACTTCGTTGACAGGACGACCGAATTGGTCACGTTCACCGGTATCTCTAACTTCCGTGTATGCGCAAAGTATACCTGAAATCATACCACCTAACTTGATCTGATCTCCTTCGATGTCAAAGCGATTTTGCTCAAGTATGTAGTTGACAGTATCATTTAACACTGTAGTTGTAGTGACGTCTCGCGGATTACGGGGACGTACAACAACCGTATTAACAACAGTGCTGTAGTAGCCTACAAGCATGCGTGCAAACATTTTGATTACGTTAAATGTTTCTGCAGGTTGACCACGTTGCAAAAGTACAGCTAACTGTTCTTGAGTGTAGTGACGGTTGTGATACAAGTCCCAAGCACTATTGGCTTCGTTACGTGATGGTTCATAAGCTTCATAACCTATCTTAAACGTATCTCTGCAGTCTTTAATTGTGGCTTTCATAGTTCTGCCTCATCCATAGCTGCATCGAAGTCGAACTCGGGATTAACATCATCACCAGTAGCGTTTGGTACTTTAGGCTCAATATTATCTTCTCTAATTTTAACTGTAATGCCGCTGCCACCGGAACCTTGAGCTTCTATCATACCTTTTAATCGCGGATCATTCATTCGCTCTTCAATTGCCATAATAGCATCATCAATTTCTTCTATTGATTTACCAGTATAATAATGTGCAATATCAGGATCATTAAGATCACGAATAGATTCAAGGTTGTCTTTAATTGTACTCATCTGCACTTTAAGCTGAGCCATTACAGGTTGAAACTTTTGACCTAAGGTACCAGCTGCTTTATTGAACGTTTTTATTTCATTACCTGTAACTTGAGAACTGTACAAAGCATGCCTAAAGAAATTACGGAAAGTTTCATACGCCGATATACCTACTTGACCACCTACTTCATTAAACATGTATTTTTTGAAAGTGCTGAGAGTATTATCAAGTAAGCCTGTCTCTTCAGTAGTAAGCTCCGCGCCAGCAGTACCACCGAGTGCTGTAATTTTACGCATCTGTCTTATTTCACGCTTAGCTTCAGTTGACAATTTAAATTTGCGCAGATCTTCAAGCGGACTAATGTAGTCACGATACACTTGAGCACGTTCAGTAGGGTCCATGTCTTTTTGACTTGTGTTAAGCCAATCAATTTTATCAAGCCCTTGACGTAGCTTTTTAATGTCACCGATTTCTTTTTGAGTAGACGTATCACTACGGTTACTATACGCAGTAGATGCTTCTTCGTAAGTAGCATTTGGATTATTCTTTTGATACTCGTCAATAAACCGCGATTGGTTAGTTGTGCCAGTACCTTGACGCTTAGTTGAATAGTACAGGTCAAGTGCTTCAAGGTAACCAACATTCTTTTCTTCTTGAATAGTGTTAACAGCTCTTTCTTCAGTTGAACTAAGTACACCAGTGCCTTTACCGGTATCTTCCATTTTCAAAAGCATTTGATAAGCTTCAGCTAGTGTTTCAGCTTTATCTGTGTCCATCAAGTCTTGCACTACGCGCTCTTTCATATCTATTTTTGTGCGTGATTGGCCTGATCTAAGTAGCTGATCAATGCGTGCTTTTTGCTCGAGCTTATTAAGTTGCTTGTCGTCTAAGTAGTCTGT